TGTTATATCTTTATATCATTTTTTGTCCCATTTTAAAGTTTCAACGGTGTAAAAATGATAGATTTTTTTTACAAAATTACCAAATGAACAACACTATGAGTGGTTCAGGGGTATCAGGTGGTTCAGAGATATCAGGGGTTATTGTGTGTAGAGATGAAAATAGTAGTGAGAAACAATACATTTGTATGTATGATGGAAATCCTGAGACATTTGGAATGTTTTTGATAGAAAGTATGTATAAAAACAAGTGTAGAAAATACACTGGCTTATATACCGTAGGATTGTATGTTGGTATGTTAGGTAGTCTTAGTTGTGAAATAGATGAATTTAGATCATTAATACAATTAAGAAACAATTATCCGGAAAATACAAGGTTTTTCTACACGATCTATACTGATCGTGCTTCAGGATGTATAACAAATATAGATGTTAATGATAGATTGTATCCTTACGCTATGTATCCTAATTTCCAGAAAAAACTGGATAACTTTCTGTTTGATGAGATCTTAAACTCTGTAGAATTCAATAGAATGCTAAACGATACTATAAATAATACTAAAAGAAAGCAAATATATAAACGAATGAACTCACTTGGTGTCGTAAATAGAGGTAAAACAATTGTAAATTGAGTAGAAATCTAATAAAATATGGTATAAGACTATTTTACCATTTTATTATATCAATTGTATATATACAATATGGCAGAAGAATATCACAGTAACTCATTTAACAAAGATGAGGAGATATTAAAAGACTACACCGGATCAGATAGATACGTTCTGTTTCCTGTTAAATACCACGATCTCTATGAATTATATAAGAAATCACAAAGTGTCTATTGGGTTCCTGAGGAAATTGTATTCTCTCAGGATATCAAAGACCTAGATAAATTAAACGAAAACGAGAAGTTTTTCATATTCCATATCCTTGCTTTCTTTGCTGCCAGTGATGGCTTGGTTATGGAGAACCTAGCACTTAACTTCTTTGAAGAAGTAAAAATCCCAGAAGCACGTCAGAACTATGCTTTCCAGAATGCGATGGAAGCGATCCATAGTGAGACATATAGTCTTCTTATAAATACTTACTGTCGTAATGATCTTACTAAGAAGGAAGAACTGTTTAGAGCAGTAGAAAACTTTCCTGCTATTAAGGAAAAAGCGGAATGGGCTATGAAGTGGATCGGTAACGGAGAAAAGGCTAGCTTCGCACAGAGGTTGATCGCATTCTCTATCGTAGAAGGATTACAGTTTAGCTCATCCTTCTGCAGTATTTTTTGGATCAGGACAAGGGGTCTTCTTCCAGGTCTCACAATGTCTAATGACTTTATTTCAAGAGATGAGGGGTTACATACTGATTTTGCTGTTGCTCTTTATCGTCATATAAAGAACCGTGTACCTGAGAGGATTGTTCATAAAATGTTCAAAGATGCGGTAGATATTGAAAAGCGTTTTATTACAGAGAGTATTAGGTGTTCTATGATCGGGATGAATGAGGATTTGATGAAACAATACATAGAATATATTGCTGATCGTCTGCTAGGGATGTTAGGATATACTAAGATATACAATAAAGAAAACCCTTTTACTTTTATGGAATTAGGTAGCGTTCAAGGAAAGACTAACTTCTTTGACAAGAAGAACAGTGATTACCAGAGGGCTTCGATACAGATATCAAATGATGGATCTACAAGGAGTGCCATTCCTGATAAGTTTGAGATAAGTGATGACTTCTAAACTCGAAAAACAAAACATAACCGTAAGCAAAAAAATGATATAAATTCTTGAGCTTACTCTATTTAACTAACAAAGAGATGTCCAATAAAAAGGATTGTACTATTTGTTGCTCATCTATGATGAGTTTTGATATCACTCAGTGTCCATTTTGTGATATAGAGGTATGTAAGTCGTGTATCAAGACATTTATCATAGGGCAAGAGAAGATATACCCAGAGTGTATGAGTTGTAAAAAAATTTTAACAAGGTCTGCTATGGTAGAGATGTTCGGTAATACATACTTCCTTGAAAATCAATTTAAGGATCATATCAAAAAGGTAATGTATGCTGAAGAGAAGATGAGGATACCAGAGATCTTACCCATAGTAGCTGCTAAAAAAGATTTTGATAAGAGATACAATGAATGTATAGCAATGTCAGAGCAACTTAATATTCGTCAAATAGAATTACAAGCAGAGATCAATAATCATTATGTAAATAATACAGCAACAAACAACTATGAATTTTACAAACTTGTTGGAGAAGAGATATGTATTCGTCGTTTTTTAAAAGAAATAACAAACAAATTCTGCATTCATTCTCATCTAAATAAGAAAATTGATAATACCAACCTCTATTCTTTTTCTTGCCATAATCCTGATTGCCTAGGGAACATCAAAAAAAATGGTATTTGCGATGTTTGTGATCGTAAAACTTGTATCAAGTGCTTTATATATATCGGTGACGCTGATACAGCACACAAATGTAAAAAGGTAGACATTGAAACTGCTGACTTTATCAAAAAAAATAGTAAGCCCTGTCCTAAGTGCGGGATGTCAATTATGCATGCTGGAGGATGCTCACAAATGTGGTGTGCTAATTGTCATTATGTATTTGACTGGGAAACTGGTGTAAAGGAATCAGGTAATATCCATAATCCAGAGTATTTCAGGTATATGCGTGATAACAATCTTCATATCCCTAGATACAGAAATAATAACAACAACCCTTGTGCAAATATTGTTGATAACACTTTGATAAAAATCAGGAAAACCCTTAGGAAAATGAATAAAGTTGTTTTTGATAGTTTTGACGATATCAGCAGAGTTATTTATCATATCAATGATTACACACTACGTTTGATAGATCGTGATATGCCAAATGTGGATACTAGAGAACTAAGATATCGCTTAGTAATGAAAGAAATTAATGAGAAAACCTTCAAGATCGAACTAGCAAAAAACTATAAGAAGAGAAGTTTTCTTGAAGAGAGACGTAGTATTGTCAGTGATCTTCGCGATATTCTTCAAGATGAGTTTGTAGCTATTAGTGATATGAATGACCTCAGAAATATCACAGTAGAAAATGCTACTGATATCATTAAAAAGTTGAATAAATTCATTAAGATGGCTATCAAGACTGATATGAATGTATTGGAATGTTATGGATATAGCAAGCACAAGAACCTACGCGACAGTAGTTGTTTCATTCCATATATTGCGCTACTAAACACACAAACTGAACAACCAGCACAACAACCAGCACAACCAACTGAACAACCAGCACACCCAGCAATTCCTGTTGCTGTTGATCCGGCGTAAATAGATAGAGATATTACATCTTATCATATAGGTAATTGAATGACAACCGAATGTTAGAAAAATACATAAAAGAATATCAATTAGACAATGCTCTTCAAGAGGTATCTAAGATATTATGTTCCAATGATCCAAGCCAAATAGAGATACTTGAAGACATATTTTTAAACACATTGTCTTATATCGGTTCTAATATTGATATTACAACAAGTCTAAGATGGATAGACATATTGAAAAGGACACAAACATTTATAACAAACGAAGAGATCCATATAGATGATACACTTATACTTACTTGTATGTTCTGTATATTAGCAAAAGAGATACATGTATCTAAACTTTTACCATTAAATCAATTGAGAACAAGGGTTATTCATTGTTTTAATACAAAGTTGTCAATTCATGAAGAACGCACTTATGACAATATATTACCTACCCAGACCAGTGAAAGTTTTGCAGTGGCTTCATCTATATTATCAGGGTATATCAAACTGTTAGAGGAGATCAAGAGTGTATCCCAAGATGATCGACAGTTGTATAATTTATCCAATAGGTTGCGATTATGTGTGGAATATGTTACAAGGAAGAATGTGTATATAGAACACAACGATAATAGAGATCCGGATAATATCTGGTTTGTCTGGAAAGTAATAAATGCAATAACGGGAAATCCTGTTCCTATCAAGATAGCAAATGATCTTTTTGTGTATAAATGGAACCCTAAAAATAAAAAGAACAGACAGGGATTGTTGTGGGGATGTGCGTTTGTTGTTGTTCTTACACACCGGAACAATGTTTCTAAGAGCTGGACAGAAGAGAATGTAAAAATGTTTAACAAAGTGAAAGAGATGGCACCTGTTATGATCAAAAAAATAAGGAGCGAAATGCCGAAACTTCCACAAGAGAACAAAGTCAAATCAATGAAAGATATGGATCCTATGGAAATAATGATGAATTTTGTTCCATCGATAAAGTCTTCTACTTTTTCTTAGCAGCGGGTTTCTTAGCTTTAGCAGCAGGTTTAGCTGAGGGTTTCTTAGCTTTAGCAGAAGGTTTCTTCTTTTTCTTTCCTCCACCACTCATATCATCATCTGAAACCTCTTCAACAACGTCGCTGACATCTTCAGTGTCCAGGGTATCCTCTACTGTATCCTCAACATCATCCTCAGCATCAATAGCATCATTATCAATATCCTCAACATCAATAACATCCTCACTCTCCTCAACAGCATCCTCAGGGATATCAATAGCCTCATCTAAGAACCCTCCGGTCATCTTCTTAACCTCATTAGCTGTCATCTTTTTAGGCTTCACATTGTATTCAAATTTATACACAATTTCTTTACCTGCGATCTTGATCTTCTTAGGAGTACTTAATTTCTTTTGAGTTCCAATATATCCGTAGTATTTAATATCCTTCTTAGACCTAGACTTCAATCTAAGGATAAATGTGATCTGTTTCACATTTTTGTGCTTAACATAAGCTTTGTCATCTTTTATCTTAGAGAACATTCTACTAACAGCTTTCTTTGCTGCTGCAGAAGGTGTATGTGAGCAATAGTTTCCTCCTTCAAAACCTATAGAAGAACCAGACACACAATAGTTCTTTTTAGTAACAGGCTTTTTATCCCCACCAGTAGCTTCCACCATCTTTTTTGTTTTTACATATATTGTAGAAAATAATTACAACTCAATCTCATCCAACAAATAATCTAGATCTTCTGGAATATCAATAATCTTATCATCATCATCCACTATATCCTCCTCATCACTGTATTCATTCACACATGGGACTCTTGAATAAACAGGTGCCAATGGAAACCCATCGGAACTCATATAAGAAGACCATTTAGAAGGTGAGTTCTTGTTAAAGATATTATCAAAGTCTATAAATGTGTATAAGGAAGATGTATCATTCGGTTTATCATTATCTTTTCTATTTTCATCCATTGATGACATTGAATTAGTTAAAGGACTTGTATTGCTAGAACTATCGGTATCATCCTTATCATCTTTATGATCTTTATCATTTCCATTTGAATTAAGATCATTGTCTTTACGGTCTTCTTCATCCCTAGCTACTTTATCTTCATCATTAAATCTATTCAACAAAATGTTCAATAATATTTTACGATCTTCTTTACATATGTTTTTGTATCCATTGTTGTGAAGAAAAGTATCAACAATAATGGATGATTTGTTTAAGTTATTTTTCTTAGTAAGCTTGTTGTTAGTGATGGTATTATAATAATGACATACATCTATAAAATCTTCTGTATCCATAAATGACTTAAAGACTTCTTCCATTTTGACATTAAAAAGGATAATTGGAATACAATGGACAAAGAATTTTATGATTTAGTTTCTTATATACGCAACAGTGTTCCTATATCTATGACAGATAATGAAAAATTAGATTTCTACAAGTATTACAAACAAGCTACAATAGGGGATTGTAATACTGATCAACCTATGTTCTATCAGGTTACTGAGAGATCCAAATGGGATGCATGGAACTCAATAAAAGGATTAACAAAAAAAGAAGCAATGGTAAATTATATAATGCTAGCAAAAGAAAAATTAATTCTTGTCACTAACTGATAAATTAGAGATCTTATCACAAACAAGATCATCACGCTTACACAACATACTGCGGATGTCATTACTTACAACAAGGTTTTCTTTAAGCAATTCATAGAGATCTTTAATAGTAGGATTCAGATTTTTAGCATTGATCATAGAAAGTGTTATATTTTGTTTTTTCTCATCAGTTGACTTTTTCTTTTCGCTATACTTTTGAATATCTTCAACTGTAATACCATACTGTTTCATCAAACTTTCAGGATTTTCAGGATTTTTCTTAATCTCATTTAAAGTGAGAATGACAACCCTAGTCTTAATACTAGCAGGACTTCTAAATAACTCCTTGGCAATATCTTCCATAGATTTTCCCTCCTTTATCATTGAAAGAACCTTTTGATCCTCCTCATCGTCCCACTTTAATCCGGCTCTCTTAGTTTCGGGATTTTCCCTCTGGCGACGCATATTCTCTTGAAACCTGAAAGACATTTTATGATTTTTTTTGATAGATTATATAGTTGTTGGTTATAGGGTTATATACTGTTTTTTCTTATGTAGAAAAAACATATTTCCTCTATTAATAAAATATTGTATAGGAATATTTTTATACTGTTTTTCAATCTTACACCCTTGAAACTTTTAAATGAGACAATATTTCAAAGATGTAATACCTGCAC